CCCTGTTTCTTTTGTTTTCTTAATTTGTGGATATGTCATTAATCCATTGACAGAAATTAATGAAATGAACTCCGTTAGAACCAATTGACTGTTAGTTTTCTTTATGCTATCATTAAATCCGTGAAGCTTCATCATCATTCTGTGCAAAACCCTAAACTGTTTCAATTCATGATAATCTTTACCTCTCAGCAATAATAAATAATCATCTGAATGTTCTAAATGTTCAACATGTAACTTTGAAGCAGGGTTCATCTTTTTCCAAATGTACGTTGTGTATTCTGTGCAACTAACTGACTTTAAAGAGCTGGCATAATTCATAAGCCCCTGCAAAAAGTTTTGTGTAGAATGAATTTTTAGCATATCTTTGCGTAAATAATCAGTGTGTTCTGTATAATAAGCCGTGCTTTTCACAATTGATGTAGGAACGTATATAAATTTATTCGCCCAAGCATGAAAAATATGCCTTAATAGTTTGACTAACTCTGGTCTTAATAGACTTGATATAGATTGTAAGAACACATCAAAGCATTCCAAAGTTTCAGCTGCAGACCAATTTGTACAGTCTCCATTTACAGATAAAAGAGTAGATCCATTGTCTCGACTCTTCAAAACTTTATTTAACCTGTCCTGCATGTGTAACAGTTTTTTGTCACCTGGTACTGAAATCATCTCTGACGGCACAGCATCACAAAGCTCTTTAAAAATATTTTCACACAGTCTCATCATGGCTTTAGCACCCAAATTGACTACATAAAATTCTCGTTTTGACCCGTACTGAGCTTTAATACAGATGTCAGCAACCACTCGAGATTGATTTTCTTTTATATGCCAAATAACTAAATCCAATAAGGACGTTATATCTTTGCAACATGGATTTGCCAAAATATCCGTAATACAATCATGTACTTTAAGTCTTTGTGCTCCGTGTTTCATGGGTATATAATTCAAAAATGTTGCATAATTATCGACAGCAGTGACTTCTAAAACAGTTTTAACTCTTGCAGATAATCTTTGTTTAACATATTCTTGCATAATGGTTTTTCGCTTGGTTCGCTTAACATTTGATAAGTTAGTGGTGAATTGCTTCCTAGGGACTTCAGGTATGCAAGATTTGGTAGATGTTAAATCCATAAGAGGTTCTGTAATGATTTTATGCAATCTCTGATTGCTGAGTTGAGTATTAAACGTTGTAAAATGTTTGCCTGAATGATAAACCGTTGACTGAGAAAATCCTACAGATATAGGTTTTAGCAAATGTTTTTTTAATCCGCAAAATGTATCTCTTAACCCTTGTTTTTCATCCACAGAAGATTGATCAAATAAATCTTGAAATTTCAAAATTGTGTTAATAGCTTTTATGCTTTCTGATCTTTGATTGGACGGTTCTTTCGGCGTGTGCACATACAAATATAAATCATCCAGCAAATCTTGAAAATGTTGTAATTTGATATCGCTCCATACTGAAGGAATATTAATACTTCCACCTAATGAGCTTGGTTTACGTTCTGTTCCAACGAACACAGGCTGCAAAAGCTTGAAGATAGCGGAATCTTTGTCTTGATTTTCCATTGCAATATCATGTAATTTCTTTACACGGCTCGCTATCCAGCATTGTGTCAAACAAGTATATGGTCCAGCCATTTTGTCAGTAATCAATGCAACAGGTTCTGAATATTGAGAAAAAGCCAACATTATCAGGTTTTTGAAATCAGCAACCATTTCTGCAACCCTTTGGCCAACCACATGCCTATTAAACCTCTAATGCATAAAGTGTGTCGTATAACGGAATCTATGTCAGTGTCAATGTCATTCATATTCCAAACATCTAATGCACGCGATAATGTTGTAAAGCTTGTTGACAATGTCTGATAAAACACATCCCGTGCAAATGTGCATCTACTAGCTGTTAAGCGGCGCCAATTCGTACAAACAAAATAAAATAGCTTATTATTCACAGTAAAACTCCTTACAAGCACTTTTCCATAAAGTTTCTGAATTGCGTTGGGATCTTGAACAATTCCACATGCAAAAAACGGCTTGCCAACATCCTTTCCTTTATCATGCGGACACATTTTAACAACGTATAGTAAATTTGTGATACCACAGTTGAACATTGCATATTCTGTGGATGTTCGACTTAGTGATAAGAAATGCAACAATTGTTCATTTATGAGACTTTGTTGCTTTAAATAGTTATAGATATTTTTGCTTTTTATCATTGACATAATAACGTCAATTTTATCAATGGTTTGTTTTTTTACGTCAGAAAATATTGGTAAGTCTTTCCCAGCGGGCGCCGTTAAATAATCATCAAAATTTGTTGCACATGGCTCATAAAATGAGTTTGAAGTGCCGTTTTCTGCTAAATGATCTAGAATATGTTCAAATTGAACCGCATCGTCCAATGGTAAAGTATTTTTGAATTCACGCTCAACAAAATTTGTAACATCCTTTGACACGCCAACACCTGCCTTTTGAATGAACTGTTTGCTTTCTGCACTAAAATAATGGTTAGGTATTTTTATAATCTTTTGCCTAGGGATAGTTATCTCATCCTTTTGTGGTGCATTAAACCCTTTCTGCTTACAACAAAACGTTAAGAATGAATCTGGATTCTTTCCTCGAATGTGAAAATCAGCATTTATGGCACGAACTCCTTGTAGGTATTCTGCATACTCCAATCTAAGTTCTTTTGAGCTTTCAATATCTTCTAATGGCGTTGAGTATGAGAATATATTTTTTGATTCAATACTTGTTGCAGTCCAGTTAAGTGCTTTTCTTCCCAATTTTGAAACTGGAGATAATCCCAAGCGAACTTTTAATGATACAAATAAATCATGCAAAAAATGAAGTTGTGGTTCAGCAACAATAGTCACATTTTGTAGAAAAACATCAGCAAAAGCTAACATAGATTTTTGCTCTGCTGGACAATCCACTTGAACAGTGGCATCTAAAAACAACTGCTTTACATTATCACTCATGGGAAATGCTGGTGTATAAACACTCGGTTTTGGGTGCACATTTATAGGATGGGCTTTGTTTGCTTCATCTAATAGTTTATAAGCTGTTTTAAAATCTAAGGGATCGGTTTCATGCTCCGCCAAACTTTCCAAGACTTCAGGGTCTTCAATAAGCTGTTTGTAAAGTTCTATCATCTTTAGCTCTGGCACTATGTTCAATTGTGGCACCAATTCAGCGTTAGGCAACTCGTCTATCTTCTCAAAAGCAGCGTCAATATCTATTGTATTTATGTAGAAATCATCCTGATGATTACCAAATGCTTCTCGCAAGCTAGATTGCAATAAATTTTGATTGTAACATGCTGATTTCAAAGTTTGCATTAGCCGGCTAATATGCCTAAATGTTCCAGCTATCATATCATCAACTGCTCTTAGTTCCTTAAGTTGTACAATTTTAGACAATCTTGATATTTCTGTTGATAAAGTGTCGGCTGTTGGGCTCAGTACAAATGCATGAAAAGTCGCATTTATGCCAAGCTTGTTTAATGACTCCATATCTGCATCATATTTTGCGAACTTTGCTTGAGTTGTTTCAATGGGTTTTGATGATACAGCAACATCACAAATCAACCATTGTGTCTCGTTTAGTTTGTGAACAACATCAGGTGTCTTATTAGACAATTCGTCACATTTAAAGATCTTTTTTAATGGCTGTTCCGCATAATATTCAGTAAAACCTAGCAGTGATTGTAAGCAACACAAGACTATATCATGTCTAAGCCTGTATAATAATTTAATATGGCTTATGTTCAACAAATCCGATGAGGCAACAGGTTCAATTTTGTTAATCTGGTTTTTAACAAGACGATACGCATCCATAGGTGTCAATCTCTGGTGTTTAGGGATTGTGTGTGACATGTTTGATATTTGTAGAAAT